AGCAGCATTGTTGTCTGCAATTAGTGTACCAGTTGAGACAATTGCTCTGTTGGATGGTAGAACCATACCAGTTTGGCTTTGAGTTAAGAGTTGAAATTGTGCAGCTCCACCATCATTAGCACCTAGAGTAACGGTTGTGCCGTCTGCTTCGGTGTATGATACAGCAATGTTGTGTATTCTTAATACTGACTTGCCTAGGGCATCAACATATGCACCAAGGTCAAGTGGAGTCTGTTGATAGTTTCCGTCATTTTCTGCGTTCAAAGTCTGTCTAAGGAAAAAGGAGTCACTTCTAGCCATACCCTATCATGAAAGGAGTTAGTTTATAGTAATTGAGTAGTCATAGCTTAACCATCTCTACTGTTTCGTAGAGTGTATATAGTACGCAGTACCCACTCTACAAGAAAAATAATGATTTTATAGTATTAATAACGAATCAATTGATATATTATAGCCAATCTAGACTGTAATATGGGGAATAGATTCACTCAAACCACGCTAACAAAACGGGAACAACAAACAATCAAGGGGTGCTTTGACAAATTGTCTGATATTTGGGCGAGAAGAGATAAGATGCCCAATGAAAAACCTAAGCCTGTCAATAAATTATTCAAAGCAATAATGATTTTACAGCAATTAGAGTTTGATGTTAATCAAGCAAGGAATGAGATTAACGAGGAGGCCAAATTATGAAGTGTTTTAATTGCGGTTTCGATTGTCGCACAATCTATCCAAAGGTTGGCAATCAAAAATTTGTTCAAAAAATGTGTTTAGCATGTGGATGGAAATCATTTCCAACTGAAATTATTAGCAACTCGGCACTGGAAGCTAGGGAAAAACGCTACACTGCAAAAGTAGGGGTGCGAGCTTACGCCTCTAAAAGTGCCAGAAACGGAGATGAGTAAGTTGCCAAGGCCTAGAAGTCGAGACAAAGTAGTTCCAGTGTCCATTGCGCTGCCCATCTCTTTGATGATGCGGCTTGACAACGAGTTAGATTGGAGTCAATCACGCTCAAGGTATGTTAAATCGGCAATAATTCAAAAACTTGATGAAAGTTTTGACATGGATAGTATAGAATCAAAAAGATTGCTAGCCATTTTATACAATCGTGAAGTTATCAGTTATGAGTTGCTCACACAATTAATGAAGCAAGTTGAGGGAACTGTAGAAGGACAATGAGATACAGAAGTCTTTCGCACCAAACAATGCGCTCGTTCTGTTCTTTGTCTATTGGTGCTATTGCTTCCATTTCTTTTCAAGCCTCTTGAGAAGTTTGAGAATCTCGGTTAACAATGCTTCAGTATCTCTCATCAAATTACTCACCTATCTGATTCAAAGATTGTGAAGTCTCTTTTATCTTGAACATAATCTCTTCAACATCCGATATAAGATATTCTTCTAAGGTGATATTGTAATATGGTATCTCTCCATCATTGAAAAACATGCTTAGATGATTTGTAGCTACATGCTGAGTCCTTAATGAATAATTGTCACCTACTGAATAAAGAAATGTCCCAATTAGAGAGTTATCAAATGGTTGTCGATTAACAGCCCAGTTCCCAAAGGTAGTACCGGAAGTAAAAGAATCGGGGCGTATAGACATTAATGCCCAATTTGAAGCCCGTGCTGTTGCAGCGATTGGTAGCAATTGTTTGATGTCAACAATTTTCCAACCATAGTTTTCCCTATCATCTTCAAAAATAGTTGCTAAAGTAAATGCATTTCCGCTAATGGACTTTGGCGGGGTAATGCTGTTAATATCATTAGACAGTGTCAAACGGCGGCCTGTGAACTTCATTTCTTTGCCTCCTTATGGGCTGCCCTTACTGCTGCCTTGAATCCGCCTTTTTTCCACTCACCATTTCGCTTCTTAAACTTTGGAGCGACTCTTTTGAAGGACCTTTTGTATGCTCTTTGATATGCAGTGCTTTTCTTGCCTTTGGGTGCCTTTGCTGCATCCACTGCACCAGTTGTGGTGCCCTGGACAAATCCTTGGACTATAGCAGGGTCTACACCAATTGCCCTGGAGGGCACTTCAAGAAGTGTGTCTGCTATCGTCACCAGGAGGTTCGCAATTTGTTGCTTAGAAGCGATTTAAATCACCCCTCATGCGCCTTGCTGGGACAACGAAAGTGCCATTGCAGCCGCTTGCGAAAGGGTCTCAACGGTGCATTCCATAGTTACTGAGATATAGACATCAGTAGTGAAAGCAGTATCAGCACGCCCACCTAGAAACATGCTGTCAACTGCAATCAAATATCCATTAGTCCAGTGTTGGGGGGCTACATCTAAATCGTGGGATACATATTGTGGAGGTCCTGCTGCAGCAGCATTGTTGTCTGCAATTAGTGTACCAGTTGAGACAATTGCTCTGTTGGATGGTAGAACCATACCAGTTTGGCTTTGAGTTAAGAGTTGAAATTGT